TTTAAGAAGAACCAAGCTTCCGCGATTAGCGGCTAATATCGCCTGATCATTCTTCAGCAGCTCTTGCAGCATTCCCACCCACGCCACATCATCGGCAATCCTGGATTCAAGGCGGCTAATTGTAGCCTGTATTATCTCTTTGCGAGCGCTATGTCCTGCTTTAGGCATAAACTACTATCGTTTAATGTTACGGGAATGTGTAGTTAAATTTTCTTAACTCGTGAATATCATAGCCAAATTTAGCTATTAAGGAATTATTAAACCAGGACGATAGAATATGCATGAAAAAAATTATTCTGACGCTCTGTTTTTTATCGTTAAATGCAATGGCGGAAAATGTTTGCAATTGGGAGGCAACAGTAACCTATCCAGATCAAGAAATAAAAAAATTTAATGCTACGATGGGATTGGATTTTAAAACAAATTTAAAATCTTGGTCTTGCAAAACAACAAAACCAGAAAACAATGAAATTAAATACAATGGAAGATCAATCGTTTGCACAAAAAAACCATCAATGGACATGGTATTTACCAATGTAATTTGCACAAATTTACTAAATGATTATCAACTTGGATCACTTTTTGTTTCCGAAAATGGAAAGCAATTTAATGTAATGCTTTCTTGTAAGTGTTTTTAAAATAAGGCCAAAAAATCTTTTTGGATTTTAAAAACTACTTCTCTGGTAACTCAGCGTTCAATACTTCATAAAATTTTGTAGCATTAAAGCGCACGCTATTTGTAATCGCTGGATTGCAGTAAGAGATAAATTCATATTTTCCATTATTGAGTTTGCGATAAACGCCGCTCTTCGCCACTTTGGGCGTGCAATTTTCTGCGGGAATTCCGCTTTCTAGCCAAACTTCGGCCAGCACTTCTTTTCTATTGATGCACCCCAGGAGGAGGCTCGTCAATAATAACAGAACCAGCATCACCAGAGGGCTCTCCGGGATGATGGTTTCCAACTGCTTTTTCAAGATCCCTTTGATCGCGCTCATTAATGGCCTTTCTAATCGCATCCAAGTTTTCTTTTTTAAGCGCGGCCATTTTTGAAACTGCATAGGCTGTAGTCAATTCCTCAATCCATTGATTGATAATTGGAATGGCTTTAGCTAATGCCAAAATTGCAGAAATAACCGCGCCCATAAATTAGCTAATCTCTTGCTTAGTGATTAAGCGAACTACGATATTGAGCAAAGCCCATCCAGAGCCCAATTCACCAAAATATGCTTTTATGAAATCAGCAACGGAAGGAATAAAAACTCCAACGATCATTGCGATTCCCATAAAGATATTGAGCAAAATTGCTTTAGATAGATACCATGGTTTAGATACAGGCATGATTGCCTCCTTTTGTTGTTAGAAACCTTTTGCTTCAGCGTAAGCGTTTAACGTTCCGCTTCCCGAAGTTTTTGTGTAAATGAGGCGCGCGAATAAGTAGAAAGCATTCGCATCACTCACGTAAGCAGTGCCAGAGTTTCCAGACACGGCTACGGTGCTGCCCACATTGAAGTAATTTGTGCCGTCGATAGATCCCTGAAGCTGCAAGGTGCCCACAGGCGTACTTCCGGCGCTCCAAACGGCTTGAATCCCCATGATCGGAGTATGCTGCACAGAAAAAGCCGTGCTTGTGAGCGTTGCCGAGCCCATGTCTCCGGCGCTAAGAACTTGAAACCCTTGAGGGCCGGCAGAAACCTTATTTCTGTTTGCTTCGCTTAGTAGTCTCATTTATTCCCCCAAGCACTTAATGCTCTAAACGCTAATTCTATACCGCCTAAAATAACCGCCATAATCACAGTGACTTTGATTTTAAATCGATTAAGCATTTCCACTTTTTCTTCTATTTTTCCAAGGCGAGTTTCGGCACTTGTTCTAAATGCTTTCAACTCGCCCAAAATAATTCCTTCTTCTTTTGCGTCCATATTAAACCTTTAAAATTACTCGATTTGCTTCGTTCACATGTTCGGGAAAATACACAATGTCAGCTCTAAGAAATCGCATTTCTGTAATGGATTTTTCCTCCTCGCCTGACTTAATAACAACCTCGTATTGCCCTTGTGCGCCATCCACTTTTGCGTTTTGTAGAGCATTAATCATTTCATCAATTGTCATAATTTCCCCTTATGGTGTGCATTGTAAATTAACTGTAGTGTTTGCAGCCGCTCCGCTCACAAGAGTTTGCAGAGATATCCCAGAAGTAGTGGCAGCGGCGCTTGCTGTGCAATGTGAATTCGCTACGGCATTTACCGCCGTGCATGTACAAACCGGCGTAGTAGCAAATGCTCCTCCTGAAAAAACTGGCGAGCAAATGCCGGGTGTTGATCCACCTTGAACGCTTGAAAGCATCGAAGTTGAATCAGTAACAATTGTATTGCTTATGGAAAATGCCGCAGAAGGAACAGTTATCGTTGCTCCACTATATCTACAGTTATTACTTACCCTAAACCCATCGAAAGCCGTGGCGTTTTGATTTACAGATGAAGGCCCAGCATATCCAATCGTGAACCCTCCGGCGGTAGAAGAATAATTTGTAGAGTCTGCCTGTTGACCAATTCTATTCGTATCTAAATAAACATTGATAGTTCCTGAACATCTTGAAACAGCAACAAAATGCCAGGCGTTACTAGATGGGTTTGTGGCAAAACTTACGTTGCTTACTCCGCCAGATCCATACCAAAGCCTAAGCCCGCTTGCTCCGTTCCAATCAAGAGAAACTGCGCCAGATGAATATGTAGCAGAGCTAAAGAAACCCGCTCCACTTGCCATTCCCGAAGCCCAGTTTGTAGAGGTATTTAAATACACGAACTTCTCGACGGTGAAATCACCTGAGCCAAGTGCTATTCCCGCAGCCGAAACGGCGTGATTGCTTGCAAGATATAATTCACCGGCCCCAAATTTTGGAGAAACAGTGGTTGCCCCAGATGTTCCGCCAGGTGTCCACGCACCGGCAGCTCCTGCGCTGTAATCGTAAATTGTGGAATTATCAAAGTTTAAAAGTGAGATCGTATTTGCGTCTCCAGTTCCTTGACCGCAAGTAAAAGACGCCGCTTTTGTTGTGCCACTTCCGCCCCCACTTGCGGCAATGGTGATTGATCCAGCGCCCGGCGTGATTGTAATTCCACTTCCCGCTGTAAGTGATGCCTTGGTAAGGGTATTTCCGGAAGTGTTTCCGATAAGAAGTTGGCCATCTGTAAAAGAGCTTTGGCCGGTTCCGCCGTTTGCCACAGGCAAAACGCCAGTCACTTTTGTGGTAAGATCAATTGTGCTATTTGCAATTTTTGCATTTGTCACCGCACTGTTTGCAATAGTAGTCGCCACGGCACCCGCAGAAGTCGTTACATCTCCAGTAAGTGCTGGCATTCTTGCAGCGGCTATCGTTCCAGTTACTTCCGAACCACTCAAATCAACTGCGCTAGAAGAAAGAACGCCTATTGAGTTAACGTGAGCAATCCCAGTGCCCAAGCTTCTTAATCTAGCGGTTCCATTTGCATCTATGCTTTGCGTGGCAGTGTTTCCAATTCCTAAGCCCGTTGAATCAAGGCGCATCTTTTCAGAGCCACCGAGTGCCCAGCCAAGAGTATCGGCGGCGGCGTCAAACATTCCCGTGTTGGTATCGGTATAGAAAGAAAGCCCAGGCAAAGAAGCGCTCCCAGCAGGCGCTCTAAAATGCCCGTCCTGGCCAATAGCCGAAACGGGATTTCCAAAATCACTTTGGTTAGACCATTCAGTAAGATCGGTATATTGCCCGGTTGTGCCAGTAACTCTAAGAGTTCTGTGCCCAGCATTTGCATTAGAAAATCCCCACTCATATCCAATTTGGAAATATCCATACAGCTGGCCGAAACCCGAATCCCATGGACGAATATACGCAGGGCCAGCGCCTCCATTAGTGGAAACCCTAATTTCTGGCTGGCCGCTTGGGCCTCTAGGTAAAATTGCCCAGCCGTTTGCTTTATCCGTTCCGCTTCCGGCGTCGAATTGATCTTTGTTATTCGAATAAACCGCCAACCCGTTATTTGCGCCGCTAGTATTTGGCACCATAAAGTTAAATACGGGGTTGAAGGTAGTTACAGAATTCTGAACACCCATAAGTATTTGTTGGCCCGTTGCATTCGCCGCCTGTAAATAATTGCTTCCGATGCGCGCCACTTCTGTGGAGTTTCTTTTGAAAACTAAATCTTGCGCATCTGTAGTTCCAACAAAGTTAGTTCCAGCGGTTAAGCCAGAATTTCCCGTTGTAGACCATGAAGACGTGGAAGGGTTTACCCAAGTGCCATCCCCTCGCCAAAACGTGGAAGAGCTTGCGCCTGTACCAGAATTTAAATTGCTTACGGGTAAATTTCCAGTGACTTGAGAGGCAAGATTCACTTGAGCCGCGTTGATCACGTTTCCTGGCAAGCAAGAAATAAAAGGCTGCCCCGTGCATCTATTTGGTGGAAGAGATGCCACCGCTGCGTAAGAAAAAAGAAAGGAAAGGAAAATAAATTTAATCATGAAGTTAACACCCATTGAATGTCATATGCAGGAGTGCCCGATTCAGCACAAATCGAAATGTTTGCGCCACATGGCACATAGCCCGTATCTCGGCCTGGTTGAAGTTGTTGGCCCGCCGAAGCGGAGGCAGCGGAACCAATGCGCCATCGAATATTTGTGGATGAGGTATCAAGGCACATAAGCACAAAACCCACGGTATTCGCGGGCTTCGTAAGTGTAGCAGGAGTGGTGCTAGCCGTTCCGTTTGCGCCGCTTCCATTTGTGTTTAAAAGTGTGGCCTGGATTGCGGCGGTAACAGCGGCTTGAGTTTGCGCAGAGGAAAGTGGGTTATTCGGTGGCCAGTAAAAAGCACTCATTACGCCCCCTTGGCCATTGCATGAAGCACGGCAGTTAGATTCCCGGTGCCACTAGTTCTTGTGTATTTAATTCTAAGTTTTTGGAAAGGTGGATCTTGGATACTGATTTGGTGATTGCCAGCGTTTCCACTAATGGAAATCGTGCTGCCAAAATCTAAACTGCGCCAAGTGGTGAAAGTCGTAGTATTTGGAATGAGGTAACAAACTTGCACATCGAAAGTGCCAACGGGCGAGGTTCCCGTCCAATCCAAATCGATTCCGATTTTATCCACCATGTCGATTGTGGTGTATGGTGCGCCTTGAGTAATATCAGCGCCCATGCTAGCGGCATTAAAAATTATATACGGCCCGATTATGGCCCTGCGTCCACTCATGGATTCCCCCTTGTGGGTTCGGGATTGTATCCCCTAGATTTTCATGAGGTTTGGGCCTCGGAAGGCTCTGAATCGCGGGCGAAAAGACTGTTGCCCGGATTTCTAAATTATTAAGAACATTTCAAAAAAGCGCAAGGCATTTATGCCCTTGTCATAACCCGCTGCGTATTGGTCATGCTTTTATCTGCAAGCTTTAACTTATCCGCGCGCGCCCCACTTACTTTTTGGCCGCCCTGGTTATTTGCATCCGTTTGCGACGACTCCATATGCGCCATTTGCATTTCTGCAATAAAATTAGGCGCTAGGCTTGGATCGGTCGGGATTTGGAAAAGCGTACCAAGCTGCAATTTCTTTTGATAAGGCAGCTCATCCTTGAGCTTAGACAGCTCTTCCGTGATTTTACCAACTAGCTCGCCGTAGAGCGTGGGATACACGTTGCGAATTGCATCGGCCTGTTCAAAATTCATATGGCCGTTTTTTAATTCTTTGATTGCGCTCATGGGATTATTTACAGCATCCACATAAAGCTTCCATTTCGAAATTTCATAGTCTGAAGGCGCCCACTTCTTTTGAGTGATATAAGCGCCAGCATTTGGATTTTTTGGCATCTTTTCATAAAGATAGCTCGCTGCCCTCATAGCCCTTTCGCTCATCGCATTCGCGGCATTTGGCGCCACAGAAGCAAGAGGCTGCAATGCTCTAGCCACATGGTCAATTGCTTGCTCGGGGTTTGCTGCAATTTGAGCGAGCTTCTCGGAATTCTTTTGAAAGAATTTTTTGTTATCTTCTCTTTCATCTGAAACGTCGAAAGAGCGTTTTTTTGCAGCTCCAAAGGTCGCTATACTTGGCGCTTTGGAAAAAAATGCCTTGGCAGCATCTCCGATTTGAGCCGAAGTTTTTTGCGCCGTTTCCTCAAGGCGCTTTAAGATTGTGTAATGGCGCTGGCTTTCTCTAATTTCTTGGCCCACATCGGCTTTTTTGAGCGCACTTTCTAACTCGGCAAGCCTACCGCCCGATTCAATCTTATCGCCCAAGAATTTTATAAACTCGCCGCTTCCCTTTAAGGGATTAGAAACAAATTCGCCAATGTTCTTGGCCTTAGAGCCCAATTGCTCAATGGTGCGAAATAATCCAATCGCTTTTGCTGTATTTGGCGGGTTCAAGGGCGCCGCATCTGGCAAGATTTTCATCTTATCTGTGAGCGCGGAAATTCTCTGCAGTAAATCGGGCCTATCTTTAAAGGCTATCTGCAAATTGGTATTTTCGTTTTTTAGCCATGTGGCAAAACGCTTAGAGCTAAATGCTCCATTATCGGTAAATTTATTAATTTGCTCGGCAATGTGATTGCCCAAAAGTTTATTGAAAGTCTCGGGTGGTAAAATATCTTTAGCTACCTGAAGAGTGGCTGAGTTTCTAAAAACATTATCTCCAACATTCTCTGGCTTAATTTGGCGCAAGAGCGATTCCTGATCAGAGAATTTTCCGCCAAAAACTTTTTCAAGCGCATCACGATTCTGCTCATTAATGGCGTATTTCTTAAATGCCTCGCGCACTTCTGTATCTGGGCTAACTTTTTGTATCTCGCCCTCAAGTAAATCCATGAGGGATTTCTTAAGCCTGCCAACTTGCATTCGCTCAACAGGCTCGGAATCAATCTTGGGAAGCTTAGTAGAAAGGTTATCTCGAAGGTTTCTTAATTCTTGCGCAGTCACTTCACCGTTTGCGGCGTTATCAAAAACGCTTTTTACGGCTCCATACACTCGATCACTAACTGGCATCTTTTCAGAATACTTTTTGAGCGAAAAGGTTCCATCCTCGGCCACGTTGAAAAGGCTATTCACTTCAGGGATTGCCGAGCGCATGGATTGAACAACGTCCTGGCCGGAAATTTTTAGCTTGGGCGAAATCTCTTTAATTTTTTGGAAAATCTCTTTATCAGCGGTTTTGTTGGTTTCGTAAATCTCTTTAAACGCATCCACCATTTGCTGTCCGCCCTTATAGGGATCGGGTGTAACTTCTGCGGGCGTTATTTTTCCAAGAGTGTCGTTAAGCTGGCGCACGCCCTCTAGCTTTTGATAACCTTCATATTCTCTTAATTCTTTCCCTTGAGGAGATTCTTTTACGGCTTTATAAAGCTCGCGCAGGTTTGGATCATCCATGGAGCGCAATTGAATTTCATGCACAGGAAATTGTGAATCGCCGATTATCTTATCGACATCTTGCAATCGCTTTTTAGAGGGCAATTCTGTGGGATTAATCCCCTCCATTTTTCCCATTTCCACGCGGTTCTTGATTTCATTGAGTGAAGCTGGCGCCTCGCCCAAATCTCCTGCCGCCATCGATATAGGCGAAGGGCTTGAACTTGTGGTTTCAGAAATGCCCTCTTTAATGGCCTTAGCCTCGCCGCTTGGGAGGAATTTACCTAGAGCCCCAACTGCGCCACCAATTCCTAAGCCAAGTACGCCGCCATAAAGTGCGCTCACCCCAATATTTGAAAGCGCCTTATCTGCCACTTCCTCTGGATCGCCAAGGGCTGCTTCAGAAAGAGAATCAGCCGCGCCATACATAGCGCCCTCTACCGCAGAGCCCGCCGCCGCAGGAATCGCCGATTGCATAATTCTGCTAGCTAAAGTTTTTGTGCCCTCTGAGCCAACTAGCCCTTCCACGCCCTTAGATACTGCCCCACCCGCCTCTGTGATTAATCCCGCAGGAGTTTTTCTCGCAATCGCCGCTGCGGTTCCTAATTTTCCCGCCGAAATTCCCGATTGAGCCGCAAGCTCTGCCACGGTTTCGGGCGCCATCTTCTTGAGCGCTGCCTTACTTGCTACCCCTGCCGCCTCAAGGCTTCCCCTAAGTGCCGCAGTTTCCCCAAGCGTTAAAAGTGCGGGTGCCGCAAAGCCCAATACCTCGCCAGTGGTGGCGGAGACTGGGTTATATTCTTTTCTAGCGGCTAGACCTTCCTTATCGGCGCCCAAAGCTTCCATGGCATAATCGGCACCTGGCACTAATCCACGGGCTACGCCTTCCGCGCCCGCCCTTAGTTCATTTCCCAACCCTTTGCCGTAAGTGTCTTTAAGAGCACGCTGCGTTTGCGATGCAATCGGCTCATAGGAATATCCTTGGGCGAACGCATCGGGCGCTTCTTCCGCAGAAATCCCCGTGGGCCTGCCATCGGCGTCAATCGCAGGAATAACCTCGCCACGCTTAAATGCGGCCTTCCCACTCGCTAATAGCTGAGGGATGTGTGCGGGATCGGCGTTTATCGCCTCTCCTGACTCGGTGCTATAAAGCTGCGGTTGTGGTTTTAGATCCATTTATTTCCTCATATCGGGCGCGCCCGTTGTTTTTATTGGGCGAAATCCAGGAATGTGCTGAGAGTATAAGTTATTCATTTTAGTATTTAAATGATCGGACATTTGATCCATGAGCGCCGTGGATTTTGCCTGCCTAAAAGAAGTTGGATCAGCAATTTGATATTCTAAAAGATGAATATCCGGCTCAGAAAGTCGATTCACTTCCTCTACCTTTTGGTTTTGAAACATTAGGCGGCTCATTAGAGATTTGGCCTTTGCAGAGGCTTCAGAATATGGAAGTGATACCCCCGCTTCATTTTGCAATTGCTTCATTTCAGCAATAGTGGCTTTCATGTCGTTTACTGCTGGCGCGGTTTTCGCAATTTCTTTTGCACCGTCTTCGCTAGCTGCCACTCTAAAAAAACCATCCGGCATTTTAACGGCTTTTTTCTGCATATCCTCCGGAAGAAACATAGGGTTTTCCACGCCTTTTCCGGTGGTTGCTTGTTGTAGAGCGCCCATTCGATACATCTGCATTTCAAATTGTTGGCCCAGCTCGCCTTTTTTCATTTGGATTTCGCCGAGCATCTGTTTTGCCTGAGCTTTTACTTGCTCGCTTTGAGTGTTTGCCATCACTGACTTAATTTGTAACTCGGCAGTGTTCAAAGCCATAGTTTTTGCGCCAAGAATTGCTGCTTTATCATCTCCAAATTTATCGTAAAGCATTTTGTAAGCGTTCATTGTATTTGATTTATTATTCTTTTGAGCGTCAATGTCCCTATCTATTGCCCGGTCAATAATTCCAAGGGCTTCGTTTTTCCCAGAACCCGTCATGGCCGCGCCAATTGCGCCCAATGCAATACCAATCGAAGCGCCAATTTTTTGCCCTGTGGATTGAGAATTCCAAAAACGATTTGCATCTATCGGAGCATTCATAATTTGCTCCATTTCTTTTCCCTTACCTTGCACAAATGCTTTTCGCTCGGCTTCGGTTTGTTGGTATTGCTTATCAAAATCCTCTAGTTTTTTTCTAGCGTCATCAATGAGGCTTGCTCGCTGACCAAATCCCTTAGATAAAGCCGCCGCATTGTCTTTTGCGCCCTGAGCTTCCATTCCTAGACCGCCCATAATGTCTTTGTATCCCTGCCCCATTAATCCCATTTGAGGAAGCGGAGCGCTTGGCTGTTTTGTGGCCAACAGAGAGGTATCAACTTTATCGAGCGCAGGTGCCGAAGGGTTTGGCGATAATGCTGGCGCCGATGCGGGATCGCGTTCTAGCTGCCCAGTGCTTTGGTAATATTCCCGGTCTTTTGCAAGAGTGGGATCATACATGTGCGCGGCATCTAGGTTTTTCACCTGATCCATGGGCAAAGTGGGCTTGTAACTATCCATGGGATTGGCTTGCGATACGGGAAACCCAGCCGAAGAATCCTGCCCGGCGGGCGCATCGCTTGCTTCGGGGATTACATCGGGCGCGGGCGTTTGTGCCTGTTTTTGCCTAATAATGTCGGCAGTCACGGGCGAAATCTTGCCACTTGCTTGCAAACTCATGATTTGATCATCGTCAAATTGTGGAATCTCAGCCATTTTTCTTCTCCAATTTTTTCATGCGCTCATGAAGGTTTGCTTGAGCTGCTAGTACTGCTCCAAATCCTTTTCCATAATCAACCATTTTTCCCCTTGGGGTATCCTCAACCATGCTTTCACCCACCTTAGTTTTCTCTAACTCTTGAGCCATGGGAGAAACGTGAAAGCCTTCGCCATCTTTTTCGGCGTCTTTATATTTATATTTATGCGCCTTCAATGCGTCCATAAAAGATTGGATTTCCGAGTCACCCGAAGAAATATCTTTCTTTAGGTTTTTGTCCGAAGCGGCAGCGGCTTTTGGTGCCGCAATTATTGAACCTGCACCGCTAATAAATCCGCCCGTGGTTTTATTCACGCTGTCTGCGTTATTTTGAGAAACACCCGCATTAATGCTTTGAGCTGCGTTTGCTCCTTGAAAGTTCGCCAAGTCACCCTGCATTCCGAGATTTTCGTAGAACTTTTGCATATCAAGATTCTGCCCCCTGTTTTGGGAGAATAGATTTTGCGCATTTAGCGCCTCTTGATTTTTCATGATCCCAGCATTTTGATTGCCCTGGGCCATCGCATTCATTCCGGCTTTTTGCGCATTTCTTTGCAAGAGCGCTGGATTCACATCGCCCCTTGCGCTGTTAGCCATGGCCATTGCTTGCTGAGCGGAATCGTTTGCATATTTTGCTTGAGTAGCATCGGCAACGCTTGGGCCCGCGCCCGACATGGTTTGCATTAAATTATTTCTGTAAGCCGTATCGTCGGCAGCGCCTTGGGCGTCTAGCACCTTTTGCGCATACTGCTTTCTTTGCAAATCTTGCAATGTCTGCGCTTGCGCTTGGAAATCATTTTGCTTTGTAAATAAATCCCCAACGAAATCAAATAAACCCATAAATTCCTCCCTAAATACTCTGCGCGGATTTGAGGCGATTTACTCCGCCTTTTACTCCGACTTCCAAACTTAAATCGCTCATATTGAAAGATTCGCCAGGGCTTCCCGGCAAAATATCTTGAAACTCAAAACGCAACGCCTCGCACTTTTGCTGTCTTAGTCTCATTCTAAATTGATATGGAATCGTGCCCGCAATCACCGTGGTGGCATCGAATGTGAATGTGTCGCTTCCAGAATAGCTAGAGCTGTAATCATACCCAACGCGGATTTGCAATTGGTGCGCGCTCTTATACTCGCCAAGAAATCCAATTCTTCGCACCCTCTGGAATCCCTGAATCCCAGCAAACTTGAGCCAGGCCGTGGCAGCTTTCAAAACAATCCCGGTCGTGTCGTCTAAGAAAGAAGAAGTGTTTTCTTTATAAACTTGGCCGCCAGTTCTTAAATAGGTGTAAAGCCCCTGCCAAATCACCGCATCATTTCCCGCGTGATTTGTAAAAGTAGACCATTGCTTAAAAAAGTAATCATAAACAAGCGTAGAGCCCGATGAGGTAAGAAATCTCACTTGGTTTCTATCCTGGATTAGATCGGCGCTAGTTACATCTTGAGAATTAAAATCCTCAACTTCTGAGCCAATGTATTCCACTTGCAGCGAGCGATTGAGGAGATAAATTCCCTTATTTGATTTGAACATTATTCCAAGCGGCATTAGCACTGTGCTTTTTGGATAAGGGCAGCCACAATCGGCAGTGATCAATTGAGGCAGAGAATAATTATTCTGCGCGCCAGTGTCAGCGGGGCCCTCTCCGCTAACAAAGAAAATTGCGTTCTCTTTAAAAATGATGATTTTTTCATCCATCAATTTCACGGCAGAAATATCACCGCCAAATGGATCAACACGAGAGGTGAAGAAGCCGGAGAAGCCAACGCCCTCTCCCTTTACTTGAACCTTGGAATAAGCGAACTCAAGTGGATCTTCAATTCCAGAAATCACCATCCGGCTTTGATACACATCAAGCATTGAGCATGAGGGAGCCGGATCATTATCAAGAACGTCTCCGGTGGTATATAAAAGCTCATTCTGCCCGATTGTGGAATCATCTGCCGTGTCAGTATAAGCCACACTATCCACAGTGGTATCGTTGTAGAGAATTGCAGCGGTAGAGCTTTTCACATTGTAAAAAACGGTGCCGCTTGCCTTAGTGCGATAGATTTGAATGGCCACTTCGCCCGAAGCTCCTTTTTTCTTGGTAATTCTAAGGGTGGGAATGGTGAGAGAAACGCTTCCCGCGCCTCCTCCACCCGAAACAGTTTTGGAAAGAGGCACAGATGCGCCCGAGCGGTGAACTTGCCCCATGTTATCAATCCACTCATAAACTACTGCATATTGATAAGTTCCATCGGCAATTGAGCCGCCCGAAGTGGAAGCCGATCCCGTAAAATCCTCGGGATAGAGGTGAAAGCCATGCTCTACAATCGACCTGCCATCATACATGGAAAGAAATCCGCCAACAGTGTGCAGGTTTCTACCAAGCATCGCGTTTTGAAATACATTCTGATTATTGAAATCAATAGTGATCGAGGAAATTCCGCTCTTAATCCCGGATGCGCTTCCCAATACGCCGCTGTATTTTGTAATAATTGCTTGCGGCATAAGAAACTTGGTGGATGTTTTTGGGATCACGCTAGGTAGGTTATAAGCTCCAGCGCCCCGAGTTTTTCCAGCAAAGGCACGGCCAACGCATAGCCCATCAAAGCGGAATAAAAAGAGCGTGCTTTGCAGGTTCGATAGGTGCGCGCCCCAAAAATAATAACTAGTTCCTTGCGCAAAAGCCTTAGAAGCTAGAGTTACGCTTCTTTGCAGAGCCGCGCTCGCCGTTGTTACCGCAGAGGTAGAAACTACGGCGGAATAAGTAGTTTGATTCGAGCTTGTAAGTGAATCAATTGGGTTTGGGCCATTAGTAAAAAATACTTTTTGGCTTGTGGTGCTAGTAGATACAGCAGTTACCTTATACGTCTCAGTGGCTATCGTCGCATCAATCACCGTGGTAGTTAGAACGCTTGCAAGCGAAGAATCGTAAACGCAATATTCAAGTCCATTGGTGGCATTGAACCAATAAACGAAAACGTTTGAATTCACGCAAATCGTGAGGCAATTTTTAATCACTTTGGCAAAAGATGCAGTGGCCACGCTTGCGCCACTTGAATCGAGCTTCTTAAGCTGGATATTTGTGCCATCAAAATATGTAAGCCACATGTTGGTGCCATCCGAAACCACATCAAACGCGGGATCGGTTAGGTCGGCAGTGCCTATTATTGTTTCAGCGGAATAAGTTTGCGGCGTGGTTGTGGAAATGCTTCTAAAAACCACGTTTCCCGAAGTAGGACGCACGTAAAAAATATAGAAATTTGTGCCAATCGCCACCACTCTTGAGCGGCCTATCGAGGTATTGAATGTGCTAACAAAGAATTCTGCGCCCGTATTCGCATCAACCACGGTGCCGCCCGAATATCCATTTGTGGCATCTCTCCACACATAACACTCAAGGTTTCCAATCGCGGCCACATCGCCATTCAGAACATCATTATAATCCTGATAAATTTTGCGGTATTTTAAAATTATGGAATGGCAGGAATCTTTATCAATCCACTTAGATTGATCAGGAGAATAGGAATAAGCTTCATTCCCACCGAATTGAATTAGCTCATCAATTCCTGGGCTAGGTTTGAAAACTCCAACAGCGTGGCTTGCGCCAATCGAAGATCCGCCTCCAATGATCTGCTCGCCTAGCTTATCATAGCCATAGCGCTTAGAAATTCTTTTGCCTTTAGTAAAAACGCCATTCTCTAGCACCGTCAACGTGCCAGGCATGGTCATTTTGGAGTCGGTCTTAGTCTCTACACCGCCGCCGAAATTTATTGGAATGACTTGCTCTTGCAGCATCACGCCACCCACAAGCTAATAGTCACGTTCGCCGAGCAGCGAAGGGTTAGCAAAGTATTTGTGGCCGTGTTCGCCGCTTCCCAAACATCCGCATTTTGATACTTGCGCACGGGAAACCAAAGCACCGGCATTCTTCCAAGCTTGTGAGCTATTTGATTATCTCCTGAAGCAACAAGAGAAATGTTTTCAATCAAAACGCCATCAATGAGTTTATTCTTAGTCAATGGATCGAGCGCGCTTTCCACGTTGTCTTGAAACCTAGAAACTATTTCATCTGCCAATTGTAGCTTTTTAAAAGGCTTCATTACCCGCCCTCTGGGAATGACCAAAACTCCCATGGCATGGTTTTCGACATATCGCTCACTCGCTCAGGGCTTCCCGCATCTCTATTGACTGCCATCGAATTAATTCGATTCATCATAAGTGCTTTTTGGCGCTCTAGCTCGCTTGTGTCGGTTTCCTCTTTAATGCGCATCTTAATGGCTGCATCAATCACCACGTATTCTTCAAATCCATTCACGCCATCCAAAGTATCGCCATCGGCAGAAAGAGTCGTAATCGATGGGATATACCAAAGCTTAAGAGTTTGCGAAGAGCTAGGAACTGGCACAAAGCGGATTGAATCGCCCTGCAAGTGGTAGCGCAAATAAGAAAGCCCCACGACGTTCCATGTGGGAGTGAATAAATAGGAATTTCTCTCTTGAAAATTAAAGGGCTTGAGCGTTACAGCATTGCCCAAAGAATCAAGAACCAAATCGACACCGCGCAGCTTATAAAAATCATTAGGCAGTGAATAAGTATCAGTATTGGCAACAATGGAAACCGATTGAGAAGTGATTTTATAATCTTCATAAACGCCGATTAGTAAATCATAAAGCTCGGATGCGCTTGCATTGATATAGCCATTAAGCTCTGTATCCGATACGAAAGTTGTGTTTTCCATATCGGCGCGCTGCCTAGACTGTGTTCGCAGAGAAAGCAGCGTTACCGTTTTCATGAATTACCCCAAGATTTTGCTAGGTTCTTCCTCGGGATTTTCTTCTTCTTCGGGCGCATCGTCATCGCACATCGAATAGAAATCCTTAAGTGCCATAGCTAAGCGCTTGGCATCTTTTCCATTTACCGCGCTAATGATTTCCTCGGCGCCTGACATTAAACCCTCATCCATATCGGATTCGGGCTCTGCTGCCATTTCGCCAAAGGCTTTTTCATTCTTCTCTGCACCTTGCTCGCCCTTTGGTTTCCCAAAACGCTCAACAATGATGCTTGCCATTTTCTTTTTGTCGCCACCCATGATCATAAGCAGCTCCTTAAGCGTTCAGAGTCGAGTTAGAAAGAATTAGAACGAAGTTGATGCGATTTCCTGCGGCTGCGGATACATCGGCAACAGCTGCTCCGGAAATATCCCACACGCGAATTTGAATCGTTTTTGCAGATACGACATCAATCGCGCCAATTTGAACAAACTTATCGTCGCCAGTGGTGAGCTGAAGATTTGCGCTTGCTGCCAAAAGTGCGGTGTAAGCATCTTGCAAAGTGATTGTAAACAATCCCGTGGAGGTTCTAGCAACGGAGAAGCCTTTCCCTTTATTGGAAGTGGAAGCCACGGCGCTTGAACCGTTAGGTGCGAAAGATCCAGCAATAACTTTTACGCCTTTGCCTAGAGCTTGGATAAAATCAAAATTTCTGTTTGCCATTTTTCATTTCCTTTTATTTTCCCACTAATGGGAGGGCGGATTTACTTCTTCGAACTGCCCCCAGGTCGAAAAAGAGGGCAGAGAAACAATTTCCCCTGCCCTAATTTCTAACTATTGGTTAGCTAAGTTTTCCCACGCCGTTCCAGCCTGGAGCCACGCAGCCGAGCTGACCGTAGTAGCCCACGCGAACTTCAACAGCGTCAGCCGAAGAAACTCGTAGGAACTCCATGCCGTCAGACTTGAGCAATTTAGGCGCCATTCCCAAGGAATAGAGTGCCCAAGTGTCAGACTGAAGCATGTAGAAACGATCAGACTGAGCATTTAAGTCTGGGATGATTGTGATTGGGCCTTTAGGGCCGTGAACTTTGATACCTTCAAAGCCAACAATTCCTTCTGGATCTTTAACGCTTTGGTAAATAACTTTGGAGCCCAAAGCCTTTTCCAAGTTTGCGTAGTTCTGGAAGTTCATGAAGCACTTATCAGGCACGCCACCTTCGCGGCCAATTTTGGCAGCAAGGTCAACTAGAGCTTCTTCAATCGGCACACCGCTATAGTCATAGTTCACACCTGCTAAGCGAGTCGCATCCAAAGTTCTGTCTACGCCGAAAAAAGTGGTTGAGGTTAAAACACCTGGCATTGGGAGCCAAGCATCTAGACCACTCAATTTCGCATTCAAGTCACCGGCTACCATGATGTAGTCGCCAGTAGCTGCTGCGGCAATTCCGGCAGTCCAGTTACCAGTGGCAGTCAAAGTTCCAGTGGAACGGTTGATTGCAGAAAGAACCACAGAGCCAGAACGGTTCGCAGCGCCATCTGTTGCAGAAAGAGCCAAGGTCATGCCCACTTCGAAGTTCACTACGTCTTCGATGTTTGCAAGAGTAATGGTCGCGCTTCCAACAGTAGATCCCGAAGAGATTTGACCGATTGAACCAGTTCCATTTCTGTATTCAGCGCCTGCAAGGGAGCGAGTAGCAGCTTGGATGGCACCGTCAATCTCAGTCGTGGCAGCGCGCATAAATGCATCGCTATCACCTTGAGAGGCTTCCAAAACTTCGTTTTGAATGTTTGCAAGCGAATAGTCACTTACGCGAGTAAGGGTAAACGCTTTGATTTGAGAATTTGTTTTTTGAGAAAGAGCGTTCGAGAAAGTAGCAGAACGGCCTTGTGGGTTTCCATAGATGAGAGGCAATGGCATGTTAATACCGCCAAACTTCTCGTCTTTTCTTACAAGTGCATGAAACGCATTATTTTTATAGACAAGGTTTTTAACTGTGAAATCTACATAGTGCTGCTTCAACGCCGCAGCGAACGTGGTCATATCTAGAGCCATTTGGCACCTCTAAAGCTAAATTGTTTGTGTTTAGTGCGCGGTATGTGCTCGGCGCTTGAACAAACAGGCTTTAAAAGAGGTGTGAAACCTCGGGTGCTCTAAAATGAGGGCTTAAATACAAATAGCCCCACGTGTCATGATTATTAAGTATACTTAACTATTGTGCAAGCGTTTTTTTTAAGACCACTTCAACAATTTCGCAGCTTCCCTCTTGGATTCCTCCACACTCATCACTTTATTAGTGTGCGGAGTGGCCACGGCAGAGGCTTGGGAATTGGTTAACGTCTGACTTTGGCGAGCGGGCGCTTTAGGCGCAAACGTGGAAGCGGGTGCGGCAGCTTCTTTTGGTGCAAATTTGGATTTAATCTTATTCTTTGAAAGATATTTATCTTCAAACTCTTTCTCGAAATGCTTTTCCACCATTTCCACGGCATCTTTAATCGGTAATACCTTCTTACTCCGCTGATAATGCTGCTCAATCACGTTATAAATTAATTCTGCGGGCTCATCGGCCACGGCAGTTAGTTCATAGGCGTCTTTATTGCCCTCGATGAAATCAGAAATTTCGCTAACAAAATTACTCTTCTGCTGCTCATATTGCCTTTGGGCCCGTGATTTCTGCTCTTCTTCTCTTTCCTTCTTTTCGCGCTCTAAGCGCTCCTCTAATTCCTGCACGCGCATTTCGGGCGGCTTCTTGCCCTCATTCAATGCCAATTGCGTGAGCTTATCAAACGTAAGGCCCTTTTTAGAAAGATACTCAAGCGGATTTTCGCTCATTAGGCGCTGCTCTTCTTTGTAAGCTTTATATTCAGCCTCTTGGGCTTTGATTGCCGCCTCTTTGGTGCGCAATGATTGCTCGCGTCTAGAGAGTGCCGCAAACTTCGAGGCAAACTTTGGATCTTCTTGAACTGAGGGCGAGCTTTCCGCTTCTACCGCCGCAATGGCTGCCTCTACTACGGGCGCCGCCTCTACAGGGGCTTGAGTTGGTGCGGGTGCGGATTCGGGTGCTTGGTTTAACATCATATTAGTCCTTACTTAAAGATTGGAGCTTTGCTGCCCCATTTTGTATTTACTTTGTGGGATAAGATTTGGAGCCTCACCCAAACGCCATTTTGATCAGTCCATGAAATTTCTTTGTTTTTGAGAAGTGTGGTTTTCTGAATCTCAGTTAAGTGCAAAAACTTATTCACCCATCGCCTTGGGTTTCCAGTGAATGGCTCTTGCTTCACCCACTCATCTTTATCTTTTGGGAAAGTTAGCGTGTAAGTCAGATACCAAACTTGGCCGTTGCTCATAAACCTTCCTTATAAAAATCTAAATTGAGCTTCATAATTTTATTTAATTCACTAGCGCACATGCAAATTGCTTTCACCGACTCCACGGTTTCATCCTTGGCTAGTGATTCCATGCAGCTTTCTAAGCGCGTGGCGGTACGCATTGACAAGTTCTGCAATTGGTATTTCTCCGCGCTGGGCTTTTTGTCTAAGCTTTTCGAGGCCGTGGGCTGGGTTAATGCGTTTGGCGCGTTCAATGTTTGATTTGATTTTTTCATTTCTGTGCTTTGCATACCACCTCTTATGTAAGCCATTTTTGGAAGCACGGTTCATTAGTGCTTTCCATTTTTCTGGATTCTTCTCCCGCCATGCTTTGATTCGCTTGGCATTCCAATCCTTGGGCTTTGATTTCGCCCATTTCTTCCACTTGGCTCGTTCCTGTTCCCTGACTCCTGGCTTCTTTCTTAACTCTTGCTGATAAGCGTTCCGAAATTCTCGCGAGCCTCTGGCTAATCCTCGACTCACTAACGCCAAAGAGATTGCCGATCTCAATTTCATTCATTCCCCATTGGCAGCTCAGGAGCAGGATTGCCCGATCATCACCGTTAAGAAATCCTGCGATTCTGTTAATATCGATTCGATCATCTGAATTTGTTCCATCGTAAGAGCCGATAAGTGTTTCAAGTTGTCCTGGCTCTTGCCCATGGGAATTGTAGAGATTTTTGCGGCGCTCATAGCTTGGAGCCCCTTTGCGACCTGCACGTTCCCGTAAAGCGTCGATAACAATTTGATCAATGGTCGAGTGTCTATTTTTGCCTTCGAGCATTCGAAGCAAAACTTCTTGAGATATATCTTCTCTATCTCCACTAAATCCCATGCGAATAGCGGATTGCATTGCTCGGCGCTTGAACTTGATTGCATCATTTTTGGTCATTCCTAGGCAGCATTAGGCCCATTTGCCAATAACTGAGAGACAGGAGGAGCCGCGGGTACTGCCTGCGCTTGACCTTGCGGCAAGCCAGGAGCGGCGCCCCCTTGAGGTGGGCTCATTGGCGGTTGTTGGGCGGCGTCTAGCAGTCGTTTCGCTTCTGAAATCCAATCGCGCAATAGCTGCAATCTATCCTCGGGCACTCTTTCATTCTTGCCTCTGAGATATGCTGATTGCATCATTTGAATACCTAGCTGAAGGTTTTGGAATGGCTCAGGAGCCTCGAAATTTCCTTCTTCCAGCATCATTTCCATTTGATTTTCAATGTCTTCAATCCCGGCATTTGCCAAAGACATGTATTCTTGAAGATCCGGATAATCCAAGAGCTTCATGCCGTTTGCTTTATCAATGAAACCGGCCTGAATTAGATCTTGAATATCAGATAATCTTCCCGAGGGAGTTTGCGAGAGGAAAGAAGTGGGGAAAATTTGCATGATGTATTGATCATCTTCCAAATCAATATCTGCCCACTTGATTTTCTCCATGAACTTACGGCCCTTAACGGTTACGCCGAAATCTTTATCTTTTTCGTAAAGCTCTTTCGTTAGATCGATGATTTGTTTTGCGCAATCCATGTAGAACTGCTCATATGCCTGACCAATCAGAATGAAGCGCTCGGCCTCAATATCATTGAACTCACGCAAGGCTTTGCCGGAATCCAATCCCTCTGGCTTCTTAGACTGTGCGCCTAATTGGGATAGTCCAATTTGCTCGAATGCTTTTCTGTAAAGGCTTTCAATTTGTTCAAGCAATTGCATGGGCACGGGATTTGGTGCGTAGTATTGCGGTGCAATCCCAGAGTATTTTCCAATTCGCCCTAGATCATTGTTGATATGTGCGGTTACAACTTTTGAGCTGCTTTCGACCATCCAGACAGGAGTAATGAGGTGAAAAAGATTCTGCACTTCTCGGAGCAGCTTATTAATCTCGATTTGAATTCCAGTGATTTGCTCGGCTACGCCTTGGCCCCAATATCCCAGAACTCGGTTATTGAAGCGCATCGTGGGAAATGGGAAATAGCTCTTTGTGTATTCCTCATCGAACAGCGTGGCGCCTTCGATTGCAATTGAATGCCTGCCATCGCCAGAGTTCTTAGAGCTTGGCAAGTGCCATGCCTCGCACACCATGATGCAAGTGGAAAGGGAGGAGTGCTGCGCGGATAATTGTGTGGGCCTTGGTGCCTCTAGAATTTGAGTTTTAAACTCTGGATACATTGCCACCAAAACTTCACGCGGGATAAATTTGGTTTCATATTTACAACGTGGATCGCCATACATGGCTTCGGAGTTATCGACCTTAAGCTCATCGATAAACGTCCAATCGGCGCAAATCTTTTTCTGATCCCAATCGATATAGAGCTTCACGGCGCCAGTTCCGAAGATTGTGGAATCACGGCAAACGCGAACGCCCTTCTTGTAAAGATCAAGAGCATAAAACTGCCCCATCACATACTTATCAAGAAGCTGCGCTTTCTTCTGCATCGTCCAATCGCCACCTCTTGTTAAGAAAGTGGGCTTGGGTTTATTTTTAGCTAATTTTTGTGTGAGTGTGTCGCAACAACTTTGTACCACGTTAAGGGTAACTCGATCGTATCCTGTTGAGCCGAGATTTTGGGTTTGCGCATAAGTGTTCGAACTAAGGCCGAGAACATTAAGATTCCCGTAAAGGCGCAAATTTCTAAGGTTGTTTTGTTGAACATAATTTTGTGTCTGATCTAGATGGCGGATAATTCCAAAAATAGTTTCATGGAGTTTCTCTTTGGTCTCTTTCCACCAATAAGTTCTAAGGGCTTCGTTATCCAATTATCCCCCCGATGACCAGAAAAGAATTTCTTCTTCCTCCTTTTGTTTTTGCTCATCGGATATCACGGGAGGCGTGTCTATCTTGGGTTCGCCTGCTGAAACGTACTTAACTTCTTGGAAGTCGAGGCGGATTCCATCGTATTCAAAACATTTAACTCTTTTGGATTGCAGGAATGAGACTAGGGCCGAGAATTCTTTTTTATTCTCAAGGAGAGTCAGCCATTTTTTGGAGGGCTTCTTATTCATTCCTGGATCAATTATGAAGATATATTAACAATTTGCAAGCCTAAAGCGTTTCCCACCAAGATTTAGAGCTGTTTTTCGCGAACTCATCCATATCCGCCTGCTCAAGAGCCTTAGCCACACGGTTCCAGTGCTCGGGGCTTCCTTCGGGAGGGAGTGGCGCGCGCTCTTCGCCCAAGTAATGTTTAGCCTCTCGCCATGCATACAAAGCCGAGTCGCATAAATCGTTCGGCGTGCGCTCATCTTCTTTCCCTGGCTTATCAGCATCCCATTGCAGGGATTTCATTTCGTTTGCTAGCGGCGAGCCATCCTCAATCTTCACAAGCCCGGATAACAAATCTCCGTTCATGAGTTCTATATAAGCGCGCTTCTGTGCCTTCTCAGCGGGTTTTATTGGAATGTGGTAGCGTTGCTGGAACTCCATGCATATCGCTTTGCCTAGGCCCCCGTGATCGCCCACGATTGAGATTGGCTTATAAGTCTCTTGGAACTCTTTTATTTTCTCGGCCATCTGTGAGGGCAATAGCCCCGACTTCTTAAATTGATCCACCACGTAACAAAGCCTTGTGTCTTCATTATATCCGATCACCACAATCGTGAATGCGTCATCGAATCCCAAATCGCATCCAAGAATATGCATGAGCTTCGGAGGAGGTTTGCCATCATAGTGATTATTCGCTCTGCGGTATTTATAAACGAGAGTGTCGCCGTCCGTTGTCCAAAGGCCTAGCCACTCACGCTGATAAATCGGGTGATCAAGCGCCCAATTCTTTCTAGCCCTGTAGTCTTTTAGCCATCTACCGGCATGAGGAATAAATGGGTTATCTAAAATAGTCCAAGAGTGATTAGAAAAGCCCTTAATCTCGCCCGTGGTTACATCGTGGAAATAGTTTTCAATTGGGTTTGCGCTAGGGGTGCCGCCCATTTCTAGCACGCCATCGGTATCAATCAGCGTGGGCTCGATAATCTCTTCGATCAGATAGCGCAGGTGCCTTCTAAAGCTTGCTGCCTCATCTAGCTGCACTTTCTTGAGCTTTAATCCCCTCAACTTCTCTGTATCGTCTTCGGTATTGGCACCAAAGAGAAAGATTGTATTCCCGTTTTGGGCCGTAGCGGTTAGATCCGCTTTATTAAACTCGAAGCCAAGCTTTAATTCTCTGTTGAGCTTCTGCAAGGGGCGAAACATCAAGCGCTTAGCCGAACCAATCGTGAGCCCAATATAGGCCACGTCTCCCGGCACCATTTCAAGCGCTGATAAGCTTGCCGAGACTGCAAAGCCTTGAGTTTTCCCGGCTCGCCTTGAACACAGGGCGCTTTTTCTCTTAGCCCGATCCATCACAAAGGCTCGTTGCTTTGGGAAAAGAGAATCGGCCAGGGCCTGCATCTTTAAAAGAGGTGAATGAGCCGAAACGAATTTAATTACTCGAAGCGCCTCATCCTGATCCATTTATTTCTTGGCTTTCTTCGCCTCTACTGGCTCAGCCTTATCCATCTCATGCAAAAACATGATGTTAGAGAATGGCACGTATGTGGTGCGAATCTTTGGAGCTGTAATCTTTAAAAGCCCGTGCTCATAGGTCATCTTGGCATTCTGAATCTTTGGCTCTTTCCCGCCCAAGAACGTGTGTCCGTCTTTGCCTAATTGCACTGCCTGGTAGAACTTTGCATAATAAACTTCGATCATTTCTTGCCTCCTAAAAATCGATATGGATCATACTTCGCTATAGAAAATAGATGCTTGCCTAAGCCATGTTCGGCTAGATGCGAGAAAGTTAAGTCGCTTGATGTGATGGCATTAGCCAAAAGCTTCTTGGCAATCCCTAGATCCCTATAGGTGTGCTTCACGTAAATATAGTGAAGGCACTCGGTTTCACCCGGCTCAACGCAAACCCAGCCATAAATTTGATTAGGATCATCAATGCATACTGCGCAAAGAACGCGTGAACGCTGAATAGTTGATTTAATTAGCTCATGGTGATTTGTGGAGAAAATAAACTTTGGAATGAACTTAGCAAAGAAAGATTTCCTATAGCTTTCCATCCAAGAATTGAAAATGAAGTTCGCATCTGACTCTTGTGCCACTCTGATTTGATAAATATCGCTCATTCTTTTTCCTCAAATGCGCCATCGGTTTTTTTGGTAAGTTCTAAAACTTTCAGGGCTTTCTTTACGCGCCCCATAAGCTCCTCATGGGATAAACCATTGAGCCCTTCGGTATCGTCAACGGGAGGCGCCTCGCCTAGCTTCCCAACGATGCGGGATAAGCCTATTTCAATGTTTTTCATCTCGCCGTTTGTAATGTCGCTTAGGATTGCACGGCACATGGCAAGCTCAAGCGCTGAAAGCTGCCAATTCTGGGCCTGGCTCTTTAGCTCTTCCGCATCCATGGAAAGCCACTTGCTCCAAAGAATAGCCGCCACGTGCTTTGGCAATAGTTTAATGCCCCTAAGCTCTTCGGGAATCCTGGGCTTGCCGCCTGGATTGCCAGAAACGCCTTTGGGGAAAGGCTTAAGTCCTCTGTGCTGAGGGTTCTTGCTCTTCAATTTTAGGCTCGCTTTTAGGTTTTAAAATGTCCGCGATTGACGCAGTAAGAGATGGGCGCCAAGTTGGTGCCTCTTCGAGATATTCTTCTGTGCTTAATTTGTGGTCGCTCACTCTGAAATAGATTGTTAATAAATCTTAACAATTAGTCAAGCGATTAATGCCTGACACTGGCGCTTACATTGATTTGAGTTAGATTTCTCCAAGCTCCTTAAGCTCTACTTCGCCTCCGACCACATTGGCGACAAACGAGAAAATGTGAATCGGAATTTGGACTATGAAGCCTGGTTAAAAGGATACATTCGTGCTTTAGTGAAAAAAATATTGCCATTAATACTACCCCTATCACTCCCCCAGCTCCTTTTTTGGGAAATTCAATCTGGCAAAAATCGCCATGTATTTTTTTTGCATAAGAATCATAGGCCCTTGCCGCATCCTCTTTGCTTTCTAAGCTCATCAGCAACTCACAGGCATGCTCTATCTCTCCTGCTTCAAGTGTCCAGTTCATTTTAGCAGCGCCTGTAGTTCTTTCTTCAAATCTGTAACTTCGTCGGAAAAATGGTCTTCACTCTTGTAATAGTGCCCATACCACTCAATGGTTACATGTTTATTTTTAAGCGCTTCTATCTTTCCTGCCAGCAAGCCCAGCTTGTAGCCGAACTCTGCGCCAGCTTTGAAGTCTCTTTTGCAAAAATCTTCTTGCCAATCAAAAGATGGTTTCCCGGCAGCGCCTTGCCACATTTCTTTTAAATGTTTTTCCATACCATTCACAATCGCGGCTTTTATTTCAGGAGTCATAAATATTTTCTCCACTTTTCATTCTTCACATACGAATCGCATTTTGAGCAGTAATGAACAGTGAAATCATACTTTGGGCGGTCAGGCGAAAGAACAGTAGTAGATCCGTATTCTACGAGTGAAGTAAAAAAACAATGCCACCAAGGATGCGTAAACCACTTATCTCTTTTCATCTTTACCCCCCCGCCAGCGCTTCTTTGTAACGACCTAGTTTAAGAACTATATTTATGTCGTCCTCAATAGCCAAAAGCAGCCCAGACTCACGACAATCATAAACCCAACCAGTTTTAGGATCTCTTGCCTGGTTAAATCTTTTCTTAAGATTCTCAAGCGCAGCCCTAAGATTTTCGATTTCCTTATTTTTCTCATCGCATGATTTCATCCAACGATCCCTAGCATCAGAAATCATTGATCGGATTTCTTGCAATTCTTTAATTTTCAAATCCTTCTCGGCGATCAGCGCGGAGTGTTCTTTCTCGGGTACCCATGGCTCGAAATCTTTTGCCGGAGGTTCCTTATGCGCAAACATGGTGTAGCCATATTCCAAAGTTCTAGCTTTAAGCCTAAGCCACACTCTAGGAAACGCTTTGCCGCTGCTCATTTTAATTTCTCCACAAAGTAATCGTGTATGGTTGCTGTTAAATATAGGATTGCCATTCCTGGCGCGGCTAGTATTGCACCAATCACAGCAAACGGCATAAATATGCAATCTATTAAACGCCTCACTTCCCCTCCTCGATCATGCTCCCTACTTCGGCGAGTGTTCTGCAAAGTGAAGAGCACTCCAGTGTGCAACCGCTGTCATTCCATATAAGATGATGTTCATTTATAGCCTCAACCAACTTCAGCACGATGGGCTTGAGGGAGGCGGCGCAATCTTCGTACCCAATTTTTAATAAGCGAGAAAT